AGGTTGAGCACAGCAGCAAGATCAGGTTCGGAACTTTCAAGGATCATTTGCCTTGTTAGGTTAATACTACCTTCTTTCCACGGATTAAGCATACCTGGAGAGACATTTGATGTGGGAGTTGGTTTAGCACCCATACCAGCAGCAGAGCTAGGTTTGAAGTGGTGTTCCCATCCACTACCAGGGTTTTTTAAGTTCCCTATATATGTATTTAAATCTTGTTCAACACCTTTGTTAAGTACAACAACGTCACCGTTATCACTTTTTTTAAGTTTATCTTGAAGAAGAGATAACATTTGTTCTGCATTTACCGCACCAGAATTACTGATAGCTGAAAGTGCCGAAGTTTTAATGTTTGCAGTCTCATTAGAACTTTTTAAGTTCTTTAATTCTTCATTTAAAGTATTTATTTGTATGTCTTTTTCTTGGGCGGTTTTGTTGGCTTCTTCCCATAAGTCTTTCCACTGCCCTTGGTCTTCGAGCTTTTGTTTCCTTTGGTCATCTGCTTTTTTGTAAACATCATCAAGTTTAGTCTTGATGCCTTTAAATTTTTCGCCTTCTTCAGCAATTTTTGCTTCTAAGGCAGATATTTTGCTCTCGTACTCAGCCTTAACACTGTCAAGGTTGGGTGCTTGAGGGATTGCAGTCTCAGCCACGGGCTGTTCAGCAGGAGTCACAGACTCAGGCTGGATGACTTGTTCTTCCATAATTAAGCGTCAGTTTTTTTAGGAGTAGTAGTTTTTGTTGCTTTAGGAGCTGCTGGTGCTGGTGTTGTTTCTGGTGTTGACACAGCTTTTCCAGCATCTAAATCAGTAGCCCGAACACTTGATACGGAAATCCATTTCCCGTCTACAAACTCTACAGAAGGCATGATAAAAATAGTATTTCCTTATTATTCTAGTCTATTAATTGTTTTCAGCTTCGTTTGCGTTAGGTAAAACTTCTCCTTGTACTAAAATATCTCTAAATTCTTCTCTATCTATTACTTGCTGATCAAATAGTGATGTCAAAGCTGTTATATCTTGTCCAATTAGCCTATCAATATCAAAATCACGACTAATTTTAACTTCGGGTGGTTCTAATCCTAAATAATCAGCCGATAAATTAAATGCTTTTTGCATTTTCTGTTCTAAATCTAATGACACCATCGACAACATAGAGTTTGTATCTACACGATCTAAACGTCTTGCATCTGCTGATTCTGCAACAAATTTTTGTTGAGATAACGTACTAATACCAAGGGTTGCCATTTGTAATTGTAACTCTTGTATTTCTGCTGATTGTGCTTCAAATGCACTTGCGGCTGGCTCTACATAGTAGATTTTATTTCCTGGCTGGGTTGCCATTGCATAGTTAACACTAATAGCCGTATCTTTTGTTTGATCATCCCAACCTTCCATTACCAATAAAGGTTGTGAAGCAACGTGCAAACTATGAATTAAATCAGCTTGACGTTGAAAATGAGCTAAATTTAAATACGCAATATCTAATAACGGTGGTTTACTTGTCATCGTGTCTGTTTTTCCTGCATAAACAGTTACTAAAGGTATTTCACCTAACGAAAATTCACCTGATTCAACTAAATCGTAATCTTTTTCATCAGCAGGAGAGTCAAAATTACCTGCAAAACTCTCATCTTGCGTATACATATCCTTTGTTGTCTCTTTTTTTCTATAAATCTTGTATTGACCTGGCTCAATTACCCTGATTTGATCAAAAACTTTTTCTCCAAAATCTCCTTCAGGCACAACAGCTTGTTCTGCAATTCTTACCTGTATTAATTTTCCATAATTAACTTCCCGATCTAACCTCCAACCATAAATATTTGCTGGATCGACTTCAATCCAATACGGTCTACGGTTTTGATTCCTTTCTTCTGCAAGACTTCTTGCTCCCGTTGGAGCAGGAAAATCTACAAGAGTATTACTATGACCATAAGTTAAAGCACAAATTAATAATCTTCTTGCGTATTCATCTAAATCCGATCCACAACCATCAACATCTTTAACAAAAACATCCGTCCAATATGGATCGCCAATAACTGTTATCGGTTTACGAAGAATTAAACCTGTTGCAGCTCGAACTAGTCTTTGCGTATAAGGAGAAAATACAGCACGATTTACTCTTGATAAATATGCGTCATAATCTTCTCTTGGTTCTAATGGTAAAAACGCTTCAGAATTATCTCGTAAGTATTCAGTTCCATTAGTAACAGCTTTCATTATTTCCCACGATTTTGTCATATCTAAAACTGCTCTTGTTTTAGAAAATGGATTATCACCCCCACCTAGATAGGTTTGGCTAACGACATTTGTACGAATTGCTCCTGGTACAGAGTATGTCATCTAACTTTTAAACTTTTAACATTATTGATAGTCTAAACGGTCTTGCTTTATTAGCTCACCATTTCGTTTTATTTGCCCAATATGCAGCACTCATTTTGCCTTTTGCAATATTGGCAGCATGTCTAGCTTTAAATGATCGTCTTCTTGCCTTATCTTTTTCACTTTGTGGGTTTTTTCCTGCTCCACTAACTCCTTGTTGCCCAAAACGTATCAACTTTACTTGATCTCCTTGCTTTGCTAAGACTGCATGAGACTTAGTTGCATGACTAGGTGTTCTTTTGGGCTTGTTATACCCACTAAACTTTTCTTTACCTCTTGTAACTGTCATTTTTTCCTCTTTTTAGCGGTTTTTGCTGCTTTTTTAAAGTCTGACGCACTTGGAGCACCTTTATCTCCAGCTTTTCTCATTTTTTCTCCACTACCAGCCGCAATTCTTTTCTTTTTTGCAGCAATATTGGCATATAAACCTTTTTTCTTTTTTGGCATAAGACTTAATAAATCCTATATCCAGTTTGACCTAAAGTTTCAGGTTTTGCCAAGTTGAACTGTTGTAAACATAAATACCCGAAAGCATCAAAAGCATGATCAACACCAAGATTTTTATTCGGTAAACCTGTATTTGGTGCATAAGTCAGCGTTCTTAATGACTTTATTAATTCCTTACATCGTGGATGAATATAAGTTCTTCTAATGCTATTTGCATCAAATAAAGCAGTATTAACAGCCGTAATCTTATCCCTTATTTTCCAAGGTGCTTTTGGTGAAGATACGTTAAATCCACTTCGCCGCAAAATACTGTGGTCAGTCGCTCCAACACCAGAAGTCTTACGTGCTCCCCCTGTTGGGTCGGGGCAAGCTATTACTCGCCTGTCAATTCCATACCTTCTTGTTACTTCTTCGGCAAAATCCCATGTGGTCGCCCCTCCTGTCATTATGATCTCGTCAAATACATATAAAGTATCGTCTTTCTTTACTGCACAGATCCCTGACATTGGATCTACGTTAAAGTCAACTCCTAACAACAACGGAGCGATACTAATGTCTTTCGCTTCAGTAGAAATATTGTCATCACCAAAACTTACTGCTACTAATCCACTTAAATTTTCAAAACTTGCTTCAAATTCTTGCCTAAATGTTCTCCCGTCTAATTGTGCTCTAGCTGCTTCAATTTCTTCTGCTGGTACATTACCCCCCTCGATTGTTGTATAACACCATCTCATCCAATCTCCCGTTTCATCTTCTTCGCAATAACACCACAAATCATAAAACCAACTAGCTGTTCCATCAGGTGTACTAATAAATAATGTCCACCCCTGTTTATCTGCTAACGCTGGACGTATTACCTCGAACCAAACACCAGCATCCATAAATGCGGCTTCGTCTAAAACAACTCCAGCTAAACTTCGACCTCTTAATGCCATCGCATTTTCTGTTCCTTTTAATTCGATGACTGAATCATTGATTAGTTCAATCTTGAGGTCTGATTCGTTTTTAGATTTGACCCATATCTGTGGCACTAGCTTCTTTAAAGTCTTCCATGCAATATCTTTTGCCATCCGATAAGTCGGAGCACAATAGAAATATGTTTCACCTGGCCGTTCAATAGCTGCTCTTAATAATTCAACACAACTTAAATAACTTTTGCCGAATCTTCGCCCTGCAACTAAGACTCTAAACCTTTTTCGACTGCTAAATACTTGCCCCTGCGTCCATCTTAAATCTAAATTTTGCTTGTTTTTTACTGCCATACTCTAATACTAATACTTTTCTTTTGTACCATAACCCCCCTTGACTCGACTATTTCTCTGTTTAAAAGCTATTATCTTTATATCAATAGTTATTCCGTGATTAACTGTGACCGATTCGGCAGCTAAATTCGACCCTGAATATTTTGAAGGTTATATCGTTCCAGATGCAGACAAAGTGGGTAAGGCTGGTAAAAGGAGTGCAATTTTAAAGGATCAACGGATTCAAAGGCTTTATAAAAGACAATTAGAAGGTCTTCCTGTTAGGCAGTTGGTTTTAGATCATGCAGCGAAAGAACAGGTTGCTTTGAATACAGCATGGCAAGATTGGAAGGCTGTTAGAGAATGGAGTAACAAGGATTGGGAATTTGATAAAGAAGACCTCATCCCCCGTCTTCAACATCTAAGAATTAATCTCTTCTATCGGGCAGTTAAAAAAGGTCAACTTCAAACTGCTGCTCAAATACTTGACTCATTAGGCAAGGTTGTTGGCGAATCTGTAGAAACAATCAACCTTAATGCACCTGAACTTAATATCAGAATTGAAGATAAAAAATAATATTCTATTGATGTAAAGAATAGTTCTTTTTTTAGATAATATTGCAGGTTCAGGGGGCCTTGATTTCGGGGTTGACGTTTGCAACCCCTACCCCTAAGTAGACGTTGTGATATCAATAGTCTACTACTCTATAGATGTAGACATAAGCATTAAATACGGCTACTAAGTAGGCATCATTAAAATATTAGAGTAAGTATAAATACTATTGCTCATTAATAAAATATTATGGTAATATATAAGTAATCTTATACATTACTATTACTCATTTTATGTCTTTAAGTCTTGCCAGTATCAGCAGATACCGTAAGACCAAATCTAAAAACATATTTTTAGTCTCAGTAATTTATAAGAATATAAAAAACTATATCCTAGCTATTGCTAGCGACTCTAACAAATGCCAGAAAGTTTAACTATTCCTATTAGGTGGGGAGATCTAACACCTAGTCAACAAATCCAATTTGTTAACACTATCAACTGTGTTGCAAGGTGGTCTATGTCTTATGAGATAGAAGAGCAAAAGGATAGAAGAGAATCTATCAAAAGAGAAATTAGAATCTTATCTAATTTATTAGAAGAAAGACCAGTTCAACAAATCTACACTAATTGAACCAATGGTAAATCTATATAAATTTCCTTTATCTGTTCTACTGGAAACAATGCCAGAAAAAAGAAAGCAGATTCTAGACACTATTCAAAAAGACCACCTTGCAAAACTTTTAAAAAATGACTCTAATTGACCTAACACCAACACCAGAAGAAAACAAGTTGTTAGCAGAAATGCTAGCAACTGGTTTTACTATTGACCAGTTAAAAAAAGAGGATAAGCCGAGAAAAAAAATGCTAGAAGAATATCAAGAGGAGAAAAACTAATGACAATATCAACCGATCCAAAAACAAAAACAATTAAAATTAGTGCAGAAGAAATTCTCACTAATCAACTAATTGAGTTTTTTGAGAAGGGTAACACTTTCAAAAAAGATTGGAATACTACAACAAAAGGAAAGCTAATCAATTGCCAAACATCGGCAGAATACAACGGTTCCAATGTTGTTTTGTTGATGATGCATCAAATACTAGGAGGATATCCACACAGTATTTATTGCGGATTTGGTCAAGGAAAAGCGTTAAAACTTAAGTTAAAAAAAGGCAGTAAGTCAGCTCGAATTTTAATGCCAATTCTCCACAGTGAGGATAAATTAGACCCTGAGACAAAAAAGCCAGTATTAGACCTTTTAGGCGATCCAGTAAAGAACAAGTGGACTACTTTCAAGACTGCTTGCGTTTTTAATATTGATCAGTTTGAGGATTCAGAAGAGAAACAAAAAATATTAGATAAGTTTGTAAGTGCTCCAGACGCACAAGTACAAAAGTTTAAGGATCACAAGCCAACAGAAAAATTAATTAACTCCTATATCAAAAGGGAGTCAATCGATGTTTTTTTTGGTGGTGACTCTGCTTTTTATACTCCTTATGCTGACACTGTCACAATGCCAGAAAAGGAACAATTTACTAGTCGTTGTGGATTTTATGGGACTTATTTACATGAACTGATTCATTCAACTGGACATGAAAAAAGATTAAACCGTAAAACTTTAACCGATCCAAACACAAACAGAAAATCTTATGCGACAGAAGAATTGATTACAGAATTGGCCGCAGTGAATTTAACGCATGAGTTAAAGATCTCAACAGTTGAGAAGTTGCAGAACTCAGCAGCATATTTAGAAAGTTGGGTAAAGACACTTAAAGCAGATAAAAAAATATTATTTAAATTATTAACTCAGTCAAATAAAGCTATCAAATATTTAAAAGGAGATCTAAAAAATCT